GACGTTAAGCCTAGAACTATCAGAAATGTAGACTCCATTGGAATAATCTGTTGTGTTAAATGTAACTGCATAGGCTGTAGTCGTGTTTGCAGCCGTTTGGTCTGTAGAGTCCTGAAACGCCCCATAGGGAGCCGAATCAGCCTCGGCAGCATTAGATACCGGAACAAAGAAAATAAGGCTGTCGTTGCCTATACGACCGTCGTACAGGGTTGTTGTAACCGCATTACCTGTCGCTAGGGTCAGAAGTCCTGAGTTATTCGTCTTTCCGTCCATAATGCCACGAACAACCTCAGCAACATCACGCTCCGAGGCTCCAAATGGCGGTAATGTGCGAAATTGACGAGTCATCGATCACCAGCTTTCGTTACATCTACGTCAACAGCCACCACAGTACGCCAGTTGCTACCCGTAGGACGTACCTTTACCCTGTGATAGTTACCGCTAGACCGTACAGATACCCGATTAATCGAGTCTGGCGAGGCATAATCCGTAAAAGTAACGTTATCTTGGAGCAATACTCGACCAGATACCGCTACATCGCCACTACCGTTGTCAACAATCGGCTTAACTAACGTCATTAAGCTCCTGCCAATGTCTAAATCGTTCGTCGTTACAGAGGCTTCAGCATAATCGCCCGTAAATCCGTACACTTTTTGACCATAAACCGCAGCCAAGAACCAAGTACCACCTGCATAAGCTCGATCATCCAGCGTAATCGACGCAGCATCAATCGAAGGTAAGGATAAAGTACAGTTACTCGTAGAAATAGACCCTGAAGCTACTGTCGTAAACGTGAAACTGTTGTCATCGACCTTAGTAATTTGATAAAAACCGTCAGCAGCACCACCAGACGTTGCGTCAAAGTAAACATAGGCATTGGTATTTAGCCCATGATTGTTTGCCGTTACGGTAACAGTCGTAGTTGTACGAGTATAAGTACCAGCTAGCGTATTCGTTCCCGGCGTAATTGAGAGTTTATCCAACGCCTCTAGGGAAGCAGAGGAAGTCACCACATAAGAGATCGACTGAACGTTAATGGTCGAATAAGACCAGCGGTTCAACTTCTGGCTGTAAATAAGTAATTTGTTACCTGCGGCTGTTGGAACTACCCAAATAATGAGCGATCTTACAGGGTCAACCGTTGCACTCATCTCGTTAACTACTTTGCTAATTGAGACGTTCTCAAAGAACCAGCGGTCAACCTTCTCAGCACCAATCGGGGTAACTGTCTGACCATTACAGGCATAGAAACCATCATCCGCTAGGAAGTAGGTAATCCCTGATAACTGAGCAATCGAGCCGTTAGCGATACATCCCAAAGACCGAGAGATAGCGTCAAACTGGAAGAAGAACGGACTACCAGCATACGTCATCCGGTAAATTGCCTTTTCCAAGAAGATCAGCCCATATTCACCGCCAGCGATACCAGTAATATCGCCACCGTCAGGAAGTACCTGAGCATCAGCCTGAACCGATGATGAGGCAGTCCAAACAGTCTCGTTATTGATGTCAGACCAGTAAACCTTAGACTCCTCGCCAGCAACGTTAGCTGCAACAACGAAATCTCGGACAACTGTGACAAACTTAGCAATAGGCGCATCAGCGGCTAGGTCTGCAAATGCCGTACTTGAACCTAAGTCGTAAGCCTGTAACTTAGCGTTACCGTCAGCAGCAATAACTACAGCACCAAACTGCGTCACATCCCATGACAAAGCCGAATAACCACCAGATTTACTAACATCCGAATATGAGTTATTTGATGTATCAAACTTGTACAACTTGGAGGCACTAGCGGCAAACAAGACATTCTGACCGCCATACTTACCACCAAAGCAGGTCAGCAAAGTCTCGGAAGCCTGAGTCTCATCGTTAGGATAAGGCTCAATATTGGGGATAGGCGCATAACCACTAGCAACCGGATAACAGTTCACCGCATCCGATACCGCCTGAACGATACTCGGCTGATCCGGTAGCCACTCACCAAAGTTTATTCTTGTCGTTGCCATGTATCACTCACCGGAGAAACTTTCGTCCATTCTTCACCGTAAATCATGCCTTCAGCAGTAACCACAGCCCTAGCACTGATTGACCCTACAGCACTCGATCTCGTAACCCCACCAACGCAACGAACGTCAGCCTCAGCAGTAACCGCAGCCGATGCCAAAACAGCATTATTCGCTATCGCTGTAAATGTTCCTACGCCAACAATCTGAGCAGACGCAAACTTAGCCGTTCCACCTGCCGCTGTAACCGTCGCAGTGCCTACAATAGCCGCTACAGCAGACCTAGAGTAACCTCCTAGCGCAGTGACTACGGCTCTACCAGTAACCGAGGCTGAACCCTGTATAGCCCCTTCAGCAGCCGTTACAACAGCCCTACCAAGGATTGCACCAGAGGCGCTAACCGTCTTAGTTCCAGCCGCAGTAACTAACGCTCTACCGTTAATCGCCCCTGACGCTGTGACAAGCGTAGTGATGCTATCTTCAGATATTGCAGCAGCAGATAACGGTAGGAATCCAAGCATTTAAGCCTCTACTATCTCGACCCAAGATGTCGTTGCCTCATCCCATGAGTACATCTTTCCATCGGTAGGCATTGCTACTAGCGGTTGCCATTGAGCATTAGCGTCTAATGTCCACGATGGATAAGGCTGCGGAGGAACAAAAGCATCAATGTCTGTTTGATAAGTGTAGCCGATTCCAGCGTAATTTTTTCGAATTGTTCCGTTATAACTAGTCTGCTTCCAGACCGTATCTTCGCCAAATAGCGACTTACAGAACACTACGCCGACGATTTCATTTTCAACACCGTCGAGCAAGCAGTCGTTGTTGTTCACCACGATCACCTGAGTGACCACGTTGTTCTCATCAAGTTGTGCAAAGTGAGCCATGTCGTACCTTAGAACGTAATTGATCCAGAAGCTGTGAATGTGTACACCGTAAATGATCCGTCTGTTGTAACAGTTGGCGATCCGGTTGTTGATACCGCCGCCACAGATGAGCGGAGAATGACAACACCAGAGCCACCTGCACCTGCTGTTCCAGAGCCGCCACCGCCACCGCCGCCTGTGTTTGCTGTGCCAGCACCACCAGCCACAGACGATGATCCACCCGCGCCGCCACCACCAGCACCGCCAGAGCCAGCGGTTCCAGTTATATATTTCGAGCCACCACCCCCGCCACCTCTTGTAACAGCAGAGCCAGTAATGGAAGAAGAAACACCAGTGCCACCATTGCCAGAAGTTTGTGCGATTAAATTCCCGTTTGCGCCAACCGCACCAGCACCACCTCCGCCACCTGTGGTGTAAACATTTCCAGAGTATCCATTGCCATTACCACCCGCATATCCTTGATTTGCTGTGCCAGCACCGCCGTTTCCAGAGTAATTACCACCGCCACCAGAGCCACCAGAATCACCGTTATTGGAGGTTGCTGAACCAGCACCGCCACCAGTAGAAGTAACGGTAGTTATCCCAGTTCCAGAAATAGATGAATTGCTACCAGAAGCGTCTTGTGCGCCACCACCACCAACAGTCACCGTATAAGTAACACCGCCTGTTAATGCAAGAGTTGATTCTGCCGATGCTCCGCCACCTGAACTCTCTCCAGACATTGAACAGCGATAGCCGCCAGCACCGCCTCCACCTCCGGGATTTCCAAACCGTCCACCACCACCACCACCAGCAATAGCTAAGTAATTAACCGTAATTGCCAATACCGGCCAAACACTAGACTGCCTAGATGTTTGCACTTTCTTGAGCGACCAAACACCTGACGCAGAAGATGTCGTCGGAGCGTTTCGTTTGCCTAAAACACTTCCATTACCTCGACGCATTACTTACCTCAGAACGTGATTGAGCCGGAGCTGTTGAACGTATAAATTGTGTAGCTTCCATCAGTAGTGACAGATGGAGAGCCGGTTGTTGAGGCTGCTGCGGTTAGCGTCCTGATAATCACAACACCTGAACCACCAGCCCCTCCGCTAGGATGACCACCACCACCGCCGCCACCAGTATTGGCAGTTCCAGCAGTACCGTTGTTGTTATAAACAGCACCAGCTCCACCGCCGCCAGAGCCTCCGGTAGATGCAGCCCTGTTGAATGTACTACCACCACCACCACCGCCTCTAGTTACTGATGAGCCAGTAATAGATGACGCAAGACCAGCGCCACCATTACCGGGCGCAGTTGTCGATCCATCCCCGCCCACAGCACCAGCTCCACCGCCGCCGCCAGCGTTAATGTAGCTGTCTGATCCGTTTCTGTTATAGCCAGAGCCACCATTATTACCTTGACCTGAAGTTCCAGAACCACCAGCATTTGTGCCTGTTGTGTTAGCAGAACCACCACCGCCACCAGAGCCACCAGATGATCCTGTTAATGTCCCTGAACTTCCTTGCCCACCTTTGCCGCCACCAGTGGAAGTAATACTTCCGAAAACAGAGTTCGATCCGTTTGCCGCGCTTGCTCCACCGCCGCCAACCGTTACGGTTTGAGATACACCAAAAGGTATTGCGGCAGTTGACGTTAAGTAGCCGCCAGCACCGCCTCCGCCACCTCCATATCCAGATGCTCCAGACCCACCACCACCGCCACCTGCAATTACAAGATATTCAATAGGTACGCCAAGCCCCGGCCAAATACCAGCTTGCTTGGCTTCTTGAACTTCAGCCAAAGACCAAACACCAGACGCAGCACTAACAGTAGGCGTGTTCGCCTTACCTATTACGCCACCGTTTTCGCGGTCAATCATTTAGCTGATTTCCTCGTAGCTGCATACAGCCTCAAGGTCACTTGCGGCATTAGCAGTTAGACGAAGGCTGTCACCTTCTTCCAAGTAAATAGCCTTGCTAATCACATCTAATGTTGCATCAGCAGGTACAACTACCGTCTTTGCAATGTGATAAGCAACTGAACTACGGAATAAATCTACATTTATATCTGCATTGTTAGTGCCATCTACGTTGCTAACGTATAGAGCATTAACCTTTAATACTTTCCCGCTACCAGAGCTATTAGTAACAATAGCAGTAGCAGATGTTCCGACTGCTTGCACAGCAGTTTTACCTGTGATTGTTGAAACATTAACGACATTAGGCGCAGCCATGATTTAGCCTCCAAATACAATAGCCATAGCAATGGCTTTACCAGTTGAAATGCCGCTAGATGTACCCCAAGACAAGGTTCCAGTGCCATTCGTTTGCAAAACTTGACCGCTAGTCCCATCTGCTGATGGCAATGTCCAAGTAACATTTGATGCAACCGTAGCTGGTGCTTGGAAACTAACCCAATTGCTAGAATCTGAATCTGCAAACCTTAAATCAGATTGAGCGTTAAGAGTTACATCACCTGTAAATGTTGCGCCGTTTGTTGTAACTGCAACATCAGCCGCATACGTTACAAAGACATCCTTAGCGCCAGCACCGAAGTTAACCGCACTGTTGCTGTTAGATGATTTCAGTACCGTAGTACGAGCTAACGTACCCGTTCCAACAGTACCGAGACCAACTTCCCAATCTGCACCGAGAGTAATCGTGTAATAGCAAGTATTACCATCGCCAATCGCCGATCCGAAAGTACGAAAGCCCGTTACTGCACCGTCCAAGGTTAATGTGCCTGTGCCGGTCGTGGTGGACGTTTCCCGAACTCGGTCAGCAATTACGAGTGCCATAGATTACTCCAGAGTTACGGAAAGATTGCCTGTCGAGATTGTGAACACGTCACCAGAAGCAATCGACTTAGACGCATCCAAGGCTGTGTAATACAGCAGGTTGCCGCTAGTTGTCGCGTCCAGAATGCCAACGTGAGTCACAGTACCCCATGTGCCAGTAGCAGTAGGGAACGTTACAGACGCGCTATTCGTTGACACACCGTTGCTAGGAGAACCAAACGTTACCGCTGTACGAGCGTAGGAACCACCAGATACCTCAGTACCTGTATTGCCTTCACCCGGATCGCTTGTGTAAAGACCTACATAAACCGCTGCTGGGCTTGTGTAGGCTGTATTCCGTAGAGTAGCGTTAATCAACGCATTTTCTAGGTAGTTCGACATTTCAGCCATGATTTACCTCACGTTATAAGACATAGACATAGGTTGACCACTATACTCGCTTGCTTGGTCGGACGTAGAGATCGAATCAATCGCCCTAGAATACAAGGAAGCCCAAGTCTGCACCCTTGCATCATTCATCAAATACGGCTCTGCCTCTGCCAAAGACGCATATAGCAACGCATCAGGCACATAAGCCAAGAATACGTTACTAGCTGTCGAATCTGATAATACAGGAGGCTTGGCGTAATACAACATCTGCGCCGTATAAGACGAATCTGGAACCGGAGCTAACTGCATCTCCGCACCGAGAATAGTGTAATCAATGGGCTTGCCGCCATCCGTTACCCTAGACTCCTGATAAAACGAGTTAGGAGCCTTGTAACGTAGCGTAGTAATCGGAGTCGTGTTGAGATGAATATCTCTCATCTCTAAGAAGTCGGTAGGCAATCCAAGTGTTGAATCGCCACCCGTTGTACTTGCTGTAGCTACCACTAACATCTGACGAATTCTTAGGTCTCTCTGCAACCTAGTCTCAGCCAGACGGATAAAGTCCGGAATAACTGAAGTCAGATCACTACGAGCCAGATAGTTAGCTATCGTTGTTTTTAACTCGCTATAGGTCGTAAATGCCATGTTATTCCTCTAGCTGCTCAAAATCTTTCCAACCGTATTCGTAAGTGCCGATGTGCCGGATATGCATCGATAGTTCATGGTCT